ATGCGACGGTGAGCGTTGCAGCTTTTGGGGCTGCCGACTTTACGGTGGGCGCATGGATCACTCCTAACAATTTAGCGGCAAACACCCTGATTTTTTCTTCTATAAGCAACGGCTTCTCGCTTTTTGCGCTCTCCACGGGAGCGCTGCTAACCTCAAAACGTAATGTTGGAGACAATACGGCTAGCAGCGGACTAATCACGGCGGGAAATCCTGCTTTTGTGGCCTATGTTCGCAGCGCCACGACTGGCACCTATTACATTAACGGCGTTTCGGCAGGCACAACCACCGACTCTCAAAACTACCCCGTTGGAATCGGCTATATCGGGCAACAAGACACCGGGTCCAACTTGTTTCCGGGAAAGCTTGCTCCACTGGCCTACAACCGCGCCCTCTCCGCCGCCGAAGTGCTCGCGCTCTATCAGTCGGGCGCGCCTGCGAGGGGGGATTACAATGGGGTTTTGAGCAACGTGAATCTGCTGACGGCGGGCGGTCCGTGGACAAATTACAGTAGTTCGTTCAACGTCGCGTTTGCATCTGCCGATGGATCGACAGTCTCAGGCACGTCGAGCACGGGTATCGGCTATGTTTATACCCCGATCACATTTACTGCGGGCTCACGGTACCGAGTAACCGGCACCGCTACCGGAGTTACGGGGGCCACGTTATACGTCTCGACAACCGCGCCAATCCTTTCAAGCCCACAACAAGGCATTGGAACGATTCCCTTGGGAACGTCTGCAATTGATTTCTCGTGGGTGGAAACAACGGGCGGTTCGCGTTCATTTGTGGTTAATACGATTTCAGCCATTGCGACCAGTTTTGCGCTAACAAATCTGCGGGTATGGAAGGACGGCCTCCTCCTCGCCCCCGACTCCGCGCAGGCGGGTGGCGGGCTGGCGTGGTACGACACCTCGGGCAACGCGGCCAACATCACGCTCCCTGCGAGTGGCGTGTCGTGGTCGCTGCCGACGAGTGGCAAGGCGTTTAGCTTGTCGCTGGCCTCCTCCACCGCAGGCTCCGCAGGCGCAGGCGCGCTGGTGGTCACGGGTGGGCTGGCTACGGGGGCTGCGAGCTATTTTGGGGGACTAATAACAGGCCCAAGCACAGCAAGTTTTGAGTCTCTACGCTTGGCCAGCATGGGCTTCGGGATCGGGACTGCTTTTGCAGGTGGGCAAAGCGAGATTTACACCTCTTCCACAAATCCTCTCGGGATCGGGACTACGGGGAATGCTGTCTTTCGTATCTACACAAATTCGACGCTTGCGTGCACCTTTAGCGCGGCGCAAGCCGCCACCTTCGCGGGCGCGGTGACGGCCAACGGCCAGCTCATCGCCAAGGGCACTGCTACCAACGACAGTGCGGCGGCGGGCTACATCGGCGAGTATGTAAGCGCGAGCTTGGCATATGCAAGTCGAGTAATCGGAGTCACCAGCACGGCGGCTACAAATGTTACATCCATCAGCCTTACCGCTGGCGATTGGGATGTGTCAGGAGTTGTTGTTCAAAGTTTAAACGTTGCTTCTGTAACGGTTCTTTCGTCGGGGTGTTCTACGACGAGCAACACTTTTGGAGCACTGGGAAATTATGTGCAGATGAATCCAAATTTTATGCTGACATCGTTTCAGAATTTTCAGCTCACTCCAACCTCGCGCATTTCTCTTTCGGCAACCACCACGGTTTACCTGATCGGGTCAGCAACTTTCTCCGCTGGCACCGTTGATTTGTTCGGCGAGATTCATGCCCGTCGCGTTCGTTAATCTCAATCTCACACACCCATGACCATTCCAATCGCACCATACACAATGGGCTCACCCGCCCAGCCTAAAGTCGGAACTTTGTTTGAAGTTCGATACATCCAATACACGCAACCCACCGCCGTGGCCGACTGCCATCTCCTCGACGCCGAGGGCGTGGAAATCATGCCCGTGGGGCTTGTGCCTGCGACGGCAGAACAATGCGCGGCATGGACTGATGACGCTGCGTTTGCTGGCGTGTTGGCCGTGAACGCGGGGTTTGAGCTTGTATCTAAATAATAATTACAATGACCAAAGAAGAACACAAATCCGCGATCGTGCAGCAACTCCAACAGCAGAGTTTGAATCTGCTCGTTGACTCACTCGCGGCTGCGCTGGCCGAGATTGAACAGCTCAAGGCCGCTGCCGCTGACAAGGACAAACCCTGATGGCTCTCCCGTGGGTAGACTTCGTCTGGACGATCAAACGATGGCTGTCCCTCTACCCACTGGACGCCATCAGCAACTTGCCGATCTCAATTAAGACTGCTGACTACACGATCCTCGACACCGACTATTACCTCGTAGCCAACAGTACCTCCCCCCTGACCTTCACCATGCCCTCCGCCGCTGACAGCACTGGTCGGGTTCTGAAATTCAAGAACCGGGGGACGTCGAATCTCACCGTCGTCGGGACGGTCTTCTCCACGCAGGTTATCACCTCCGTCACACTGGTCACGGGCGACATGGCCACCCTCACCTCCGACGGGACGTATTGGAATGTTGGAGACTGAGCCATGAACCGCTACCGCACCTATGCACAGACCGACGATCCCCCTCTTATAGAGGGGGATCGTTCGCTCGTCGGCTCCAACGACTGGGACGCAGCAGAGAATATCCCCGCAGGCCAAGTCCAAGCGGCGGTCAACATGGACTTCACCACGCAGGACGCCGTCACCCGTGGCGGGTTCGTGTGCCTGCCCGGCTTGGGTGCGGCCCCGTTCGACAGTGCTTGGGTAGCGCGGTCTACCCCAGAGAACAGCAGTTGGAACTCCATAGCCTACGGGAATAACATCTTCGTGGCGGTGTCCATGGACGGCACGAATCGCGTAATGACTTCTCCTGACGGGTTTACATGGACCGTCCGCGTTGCGGCAGCCATGAATAACTGGTCGTCGGTAACTTTCGGCGAAGGCATCTTTGTGGCGGTTTCCACAACTGGCACCGGCAACCGGGTAATGACCTCGTCCGATGGCATTACATGGACAATCGGAGTCTCTGCCGCAGACAGTACTTGGACAGAGGTGAGATATGGCGCAGGACGTTTTGTCGCCGTGGCATCGACCGGGACCGTGCGAGCAATGTACTCGCTCGATGGCACTACATGGGTGTCAAGTGCCTCTCTGGCATCCGAAACGTGGATAGCCGCCGCCTATGGTAACGGACTCTTTGTTGCTGTTGGGACGAATGTGGTGGCGACAACTAACGACGGCATCACATGGACTTCTCGGACCTGTCCAACCGGCGTATGGACGGGGGTCACCTACGGTGAAGGTCTCTTTGTCGCGGTAGGGTTTTCGGGGGCTACACGGGCAATGTCCTCTCCCGATGGCGTCACATGGACCGCACGCACTGCGCCCGGGAGTTACGGTTGGAGAGCGGTGACGTTCGGCTATGACCGGTTCGTGGCGGTAGCGTCCTCTGGTGTGCCATCAACCAATGCCGTGATGATTTCCTACAACGGCATAGACTGGCTGTTGCGGGAGTCTGTGAATCCTGTCCCCGCACAACCCCCTCCATGGCTTGCGGTCACTTATGGGGCAGGGCTTTTCGTCGCTGTCTCAGATCTTAATTTTGGGGTTGCCCAAGTAATGACCGCCTACGCCGTCACGGTCTGGGCCTCGGGGATATACTCCGATCCGGGAGACCCGGGCTCTCAGTGGATCATGCTGGTGGGCAATACCTCGGTGGGTTTCTACGCCAACGGCAGAGTCCCCCACATCGTATCGTTGGGTGGCTACACGGTCTCGACCCAGTCCTGCGTCGTCCAATGCAACAACCTTGTCTATCTGTTTCGTGGCTTTGACGTGGCACCGATCTACTGGGACGGGAATTGGAACGGGACGTTTGTTGCTGTCCCTCCCCCCGAACCCATCGTCGGAATATCAGGCATCTCCAATAGCAATCAGGCAACCTACTACCAAGACAGGTTGTGGGTGATCGCCGGGAAGGATGAAGTCGCTGCATCGGACACCATTAAATTCTACAACTATGACGACGAAGCAAACTTCGCTACGAACACGGGGGCTTCGGACTACCTCGTAGCGACGTTTCCGTTTGGGCAGAACAGTCTCCTCGTCTTCAAAAACAGGTCCATCTTGATCTTGCAAAACGTATCGGGAGAGATGCAGGACGTGACGGTCACAGAGCTTACCCGTCAGGTAGGCTGCATCGGCACCAATGCGGTGGTCTCGGTAGGCCCGGACCTCGCCTACATGAGCGACCGTAACATCAATCTCGTTACGCTGACCAGTACCAACAATTCGGTCCAGCACAAGACCCTCCCCCTCTCACGCAACATCTCCAGCCTGCTCAAGCGGGTGAATTGGGAATACGGATACAAGGTGAGCATGGCGTATTTCGACAACAAGCTGTTCGTGGCCGTCCCCCTCGACAACGCGGTCTTCTGCAACACCGTCCTCGTCTACAATTTTGTCACCGAGAACTGGTTTGGGGAATGGAATTTCTCCTCCGCCATCTCCATGGGGATTCAAGGCTGGGCCGTTGCAAATTATCTGGGGCTGCAACGACTGCACGCCATCACCGAGGACGGACAGATCCTCGTCACGGGCGAAGGGCAGAACGACATCAGCGGCACCAACGTCGTGGACATCGCCACCTCGCTGACCTCCCGGGCCTACAACTTCGAGGGCAACAACGCCACCCAACGTCGCATGTTTGCTGACCTTGCCACCAATCGTCCGGACTTCAGTATCACCACCTACACCGACGGTGCCTCCGAGAGTTCCGCGATCCTCACCGATCAG